GTACAGGTTGGCACCGTACAGGTCGGCTCTAGATCCGCTCTCACGCATTGAGGTAATCCACACTTTGTGTTCTTCAAGAATCTTCGATAAATCTGCTGAATTCATGTTGTTATTCCTTAAATTTTGGCAATAAAAAAGGCCGCATTGCGACCTGATTAGATATTTGAAGTGAGATAAAAGAAGACCAACTATGTAGCCTTTAGTTTTTCCAGCTCTCTGGCAATCATTGCCGTGGTTCTGATTGCCCATTTATCGACAATCTTTCCATCTTCTCTCACCAGAGCCATTTCCTCAGGCTTCACCATGCATTCAGCATCAAGCTTGCAGCCTTTGCATTTCACAAAGCGACTACACCATTGGTTGGTATCAATAGTCGTAGCCATATGGATATTCCTAGTATTGGTTCATCACGTCCTGAGGGTGCTCATCGAATTCTTCAAATTCTTCTTCCATATCTCACCTCAAATAAGTGGTTTACTGCTCAGCCTCATGCGCTGAACGGCGTGGATTTTATTCCCGAGCGGGTTAGCGTCCCGGTAGTAAATGCGGTTCTGCTTAACCGCTGTTACTTCAACTTTCTTCTGACGCGTTCCGGCAAGCGAAATGGCTTTGGTAACGCGGTCAATTCTTTTGGCTTTAACTTCCTGAGAAGCATCAGGAGCATCGCAGCCAAAAATTGAATCGATGATATTGCAGATGGTGTCGCGCTCCATTGCGAGCTTCCTGCGCCGCTCATGACGGCGAGTTTTAGCATTTCCTGCAAACGTTGACTTCCCGTACACGATAACCGTCATGATTTAATCCTCATGTGAAATAGCTTTGGTGTTGCAGATAGCCAGGCGACTAACCCTGACAGCGTACTCATTGCCGAGCGCCTCCGCCGAAGAGGTTGGCTTCTACCTGCAACCCAAACCCATCTCGTTTGGTATCTTGTCGCGCTTTGTCAGCGCATCATCGAAGTTAAAGAGCGTTGCCTTTCCGTTTGGCTACCAGCGTCCTGCTGATGGATAAACAATAGCATTGAGTATTATCCATATCAATACGTTTTGCTATTAATTAGTGGTTTTTGTTATTATGTTGTTGATAGCAAAATGAATTTATTTTTATAAATCCTCTATGCCATACTGTTCTGAACAAAAAACGAGCGAGGAATCAGTGTGAAAAGTGAGGAAGAGTTCTTTGCGGAGCTTCACCCGCAGGTGGTTGAGGTTCTCGGTACAGCGCTGATGCAGGTACTGGTAGAGCAGCGCGAACCTTCGCGTGAAGCTTTGATAGAAATGATTCAGGTACTGTGGCAGGAAGAGGATGTGGACTTGGCTGTAGAACTGGCTATTGATGTTCTGACGCTGCCGAAAGAGTAGGGCAAAGAAAACCCGGCGCGGTGGCCGGGCGTGATCGCTTACTCATCTTCATCTAGCAACTCAAATTGAGTCCCGGGCGATGGAAAGGCTCTTTTGAATGCTCTGTCAAACTCAGCTTTATTTCTTGAGCTTGAAAGGATGCCAACTACCTGCCAAAGGTGCGCCCTAAACATCGGAACTCCGATGCTATCGGTTAGGAACTGAAACATCTTATATCTTCTACCGCCATTCGCATAAACTACAGGGTTTTTTTCATCTAGCATCTCAAGGATGGCGCCTTTACTTGATGCTAATGGTTCGTAGATATACTTCCTCGTAAACTTACCGAAAAACTGAGGGTGCCGACCTGCTTTTTTCTGCGTAAGTCCGTAAAGTCGATAAAGGCCATCCGTGAACTGCTTCGGAAATTCCTTCTCATATTCTCTGACCTGCTCTTTGATGAACTCTTGAAAGAGAATTCGATATTCATCTTGTCTCTTTTCATCGATATGCCCAGTAGCTTCGTCTACCAGCGCTACAATACCAACCTCTGCAAGACCGCGCATGATAATGTCTGCCTGAACAGAAATAGGTATCTGAGATGACTGAAGGGCATCACCCTGATCTCTCATCTTCAAATAAACATTGCATATCTTTGGGAGCAAAGATGCTTCAATGCCGTAAGCTGGCGCCGCTCCTTTATTTATTTTGAAAAGACGGCGCCGGGATAGGCCTTCTGATAATTCATTATTAATGAATGGCTTAATGTTTTTAGCTGACAAGAAAACAGGAAGATAGGCGCCATCTGGATTCTCTTTCATTCTCTTCCAGTGGGAGCCTCCACGCTTCCCGCCGAAGGCTTTAGTGATAGCTCTCTCTGACAGAACCCTCGTCCCATCCTCAAGCACGGCACATTGTATCTTTAAGTCTCCAATGACAATGTCGCCAGATCTTTTGGCAATTTCCACCTCACCATCGCCACCCCACCTAGCTGCTGCGGCTTTTCTTGCAATAGCCGACCTTTCTTCTGCAGAAAGAGCATTAGCCCTTGCCACACCACCTTTGGACTTTCCCGTTGGTTCTTTGCTTTCTTTATCAGACATTATGCAAGCACTCTTTGTTGTGAAATGTGCTTGCATAATATCAAGTATATAAATTAATAAGCAAGCATATATTCTATCTTGAGTGCTTGCATTTTTTTGTAAAAAGGCCGCATTTCTGCGACCTGTTTCACACAATCACTATCACCCAAACATCCCTTCGGTCCATCATCACCCGAATATCTCATCAGGCCATTGGCTGGCTAACCGTGCTTCCTATAGGTCTGCGGCATGCTTCCAATTACCTTTCCAAAGACAAAAACCCTATTCATTTCATCTCTTTCAATTGGGTCCCAAGCTGAATAACTCTTATTATCAGATATGACCAATAGTTTATCTTTCATCTTCTGGAGCCGCTTAACATGTGCAGTATCGTCATAGAGGAAGGCGTATATCCCATCCCCATCGAAGTTTTTGATGCTTACGTCTACAAACAACAGATCTCCTGGTTCAATAGTTCCTGACATGCTATCTCCGCGCACATTTATGATGCGGATATTTTCAGCCTTTCTACCATCGAACATGTGTCTGGCATCGTCCTGCGAATACTCAACCGAGCGGAGTATTTCCACGAATTCTCGATTGATAACGCCAGGACCCGCGCTAACTTCAAGATCTAGGATATCGATTTTAAATGTGTTTGAAGATGGAGATGCGTTTATCGGAGTAGTTCCATCTTTTTTCATAGGACCAATTCCGGTAGACAACCATTCCGAACTAACACCTAACGCGTTTGCTATTTCAACAATCTTTGTTGACCCACGAGCGTTTCCACTTGTCAAACGCCAGATCGTTGGCTGAGCAACGCCTGACGCTTTAGCAAGAGCGCCTTGAGACATACCAGCTAGTTCCATTGCCTTGTTGAGACGGTCAGAGAGAGTTTCTTTTTTCATAATATTCAATTTATACGCTTGCGTATTAATGGTCAAAACACGTTTTGCTATTGATTCGATTAATACTCATTGCTATTATTTGTTGTGTGTTATACGAAAGGGAATAAGCAATGACTAACAAAGCAATACAAAAAGCTGTTGCCATTGCAGGAAGCCAGCAAAAACTCGCCTCTTTGTGTGGAGTTAAGCAGCCAACTGTATGGCGTTGGTTACATGGTGGCGGCATTGACGCTAAGTATGTGGCAGCAATCGTAAAAGCTACAGGAGGAAGAATTAAAGCCAGAGAACTTCGTCCTGATTTAGCCGACTTACTGGCAGCAAGTTAAGTATCAACGCTCTTTACCAATCTGAACCGCCGACAACGCGGAAAACATATTTCAGGGCGCATCAACGAATGCGCACAACTAACTATTAACTACAGGAATGTTCACATATGGAACTCACAAGCACTCGCAAGAAAGCCAACGCAATTACCAGCAGCATCCTTAACCGGATAGCTATTCGTGGTCAGCGGAAAGTCGCTGATGCGTTAGGCATTAACGAATCTCAAATTTCACGATGGAAAGGCGATTTCATTCCAAAGATGGGGATGTTATTGGCGGTTCTGGAGTGGGGTGTTGAGGATGAGGAGTTGGCAGAACTGGCAAAGAAAGTTGCGCATCTGCTGACAAAAGAAAAAGCCCCGAAGAACGGGGAATTCTTCGAGGCCTGATGTAGAAAGACTGGATCAATCCACAGGAGTAATTATGCCAAAACAACTCAGTCCTGACCAGGACAAATTACACAAAAACATACTACGTGATCGGTTCTTATCCAGCTTCAAACAGCCTGGTCGATTTCGGGCTGAGTTGGAGAAAGTGAAGCTAATACTGAAGAGGAAAGGTCATGAGTAATCTTGCAACAGTTACACCGATAAAACCTCATCTGGAGGTTGTGGAGCATCGCGTGGCAGAACTCGACGATGGCTACACCCGGACTGCAAATACACTGCTGGAAGCTGTCATGCTTTCTGGGCTTACTCAACATCAGCTACTGATTGTTATGGCTGTGTGGCGCAAGACATACGGTTATAACAAAAAAATAGATTGGATCGGAAATGAACAGTTCGCTGAACTCACTGGCATGGCGCCAACCAAATGTTCTACCGCCAAAAACGAGCTTATCAGAATGGGGGTTCTCACTCAGGTGGGGCGTCAGGTTGGTATGAATAAAAATATTTCCGAGTGGAAGACGAAGGTTAACGGATTCGGTAAAACATTTACCAGATCGGTAAAACTAACCTTCACCAAATCGGTAAAAACCAATTTACCGAATCAGTCAAACACAAAAGACAATATACAAAAGACAATAAATACAAATACCCCCTTACCCCCTAACGGGGGCGGCAATGGGCAGGTTAAACCTGAACGTCGCAAGGCAGAACGAATCGACTATGAATCCTTCCTGAACGCCTACAACACCGAAGTTGGTGACAGACTTCCACATGCTGTTTCTGTCAACGAGAAACGGAAACGCCGCCTGAAGAAAATCATCCCGCAACTGAAAACGCCAAACGTGGACGGTTTCAGGGCGTATGTCAGGGCGTTTGTGCATCAGGCCAAGCCGTTTTACTTCGGAGACAACGACACAGGCTGGACGGCTGATTTTGATTACCTGCTGAGGGAAGATTCGTTAACGGGAGTTCGGGAAGGGAAGTTTGCAGACAGGGGGATTGCATGAGACAGGATATCGAAGCGAGCGTTATCGGTGGCTTGCTGATTGGTGGATTAACACCAACCGCGAGTGACGTTCTGGCAACGCTGGAGCCTGAAGCATTCTCAATTCCGCTTTACCGGAAAGCTTTTGAAGTTATTCGAAAGCAGGCCAGAAACAGGAACCTGATTGATGGACTGATGGTGGCCGAGGAGTGCGGGGATGAATACGCAACGGCGGTGATGATGACTGCGCGGTCATGTCCCAGCGCTGCAAACCTGAAAGGTTATGCCGGAATGGTTGCAGACAGTTATCAACGGCGTCAGGTTTTACAGCTACTGGATGAGATGCGAGAGCCAATCAGTAACGGCACGCTGGATGCTTCAGGTAGAGCGATGGACGATCTAGTTAAGCGCCTTTCAGCCATCAGGAAGCCACGTGACGAGGTTAAACCTGTGCGACTGGGGGAAATCATCAGTGATTACACTGACACGCTTGACAGGCGTCTGAGGAACGGAGAAGAGTCTGATACCCTGAAGACCGGAATCGAAGAGCTTGATGCTATCACCGGAGGGATGAACGCAGAAGACCTTGTGATTATTGCTGCTCGTCCAGGTATGGGTAAAACCGAACTGGCGCTGAAGATAGCCGAAGGCGTGGCAAGTCGTGTTATTCCTGGTTCTGGCGTCCGGCGCGGTGTGTTGATTTTCTCGATGGAAATGAGCGCCATTCAGGTTGTTGAGAGAGGGATTGCCGGCGCAGGAATGATGTCGGTCAGTGTGCTGCGTAACCCGTCACGAATGGACGATGAAGGATGGGCGAGAGTTGCAAGCGGGATGAAGTTGCTGGCAGATCTGGATGTGTGGGTAGTTGACGCATCGCGTTTGTCTGTCGAAGAAATCAGGTCCATTTCCGAACGCCACAAGCAGGAGCATCCTAATCTGTCACTGATTATGGCTGACTATCTCGGGCTAATTGAGAAACCAAAAGCGGAACGTAATGACCTCGCCATAGCACATATCTCCGGTAGCCTGAAAGCGATGGCGAAAGACCTGAAAACTCCAGTTATCTCCCTAAGCCAGCTTTCACGCGATGTTGAGAAGCGGCCAAACAAGCGCCCGACAAACGCAGATTTGCGTGATTCAGGAAGCATTGAACAGGATGCAGACTCAATCATCATGCTCTATCGGGAAGCGGTATACGACGAGAACAGTAGCGCCGCACCATTTGCTGAAATCATTGTGACGAAAAACCGTTTTGGCTCGCTTGGTACGGTTTACCAGCGGTTCTGCAACGGACACTTTGTTGCATGTGACCAGGATGAAGCCAGACAGATTTGCACAGCATCAAATGCACCTGCTGCGCGTGGCAGACGATATGCACAAGGGGCTGACGTATGAATAAAAAACAATTAGCCATTCTCGAAAAGGCATGGGATGCACAAATATCATACGCTTTGAAAGAACAGGTACTACCAATAATCCAGACCAAATCGAAAATAGCCAGGCAGTTATGCGATGACGGATTCCTGAATGAAGTTGAGATTACGCACCAGATGGTAACGTTCAAAGGGTATGAGATAAATCATCATGGTATAGCAGCGTATTGCTCCCATCTTCCTGATGACGTTGACATTGATGAAATGGAAAGGGAGATGAAGCAATGACCATCTACATCACTGAGCTAATAACAGGCCTGCTGGTAATCGCAGGCCTTTTTATTTGGGGGAGAGGGAAGACATGAAAAAACTAACCTTTGAAATTCGATCTCCAGCACATCAGCAAAATGCCATTAACGCAGTACAGCAAATCCTTCCAGACCCAACCAAACCAATCGTAGTAACCATTCAGGAACGCAACCGCAGCTTAGACCAAAATCGGAAGCTTTGGGCTTGCCTTGGTGATGTCTCACGTCAGGTTAACTGGCATGGACGATGGCTTGACGCTGAAAGCTGGAAGTGTGTGTTTACCGCGGCATTAAAGCAGCAGAATGTTGTCCCTAACCTTGCCGGGAATGGCTTTGTGGTAATAGGCCAGTCAACCAGCAGGATGCGTGTAAGTGAATTTGCGGAGCTATTAGAGCTTATACAGGCATTCGGTACAGAACGTGGCGTTAAGTGGTCAGACGAAGCCCGGTTAGCACTGGAATGGAAAGCGAGGTTTGGAGACGCCGCATGAAACACTGCTACCGCTGCGGAGAAAGCAAAGACGATTATCGATTCCGGCCCGATCAACCGTACTGGTGCAGATGGTGCATCCGGTGCGAGCGGTCGCCAGTAGGTAATTTCCCGCTGCCAGAGACGAAGGAGGACGTATGGCACGACAGCGACGAAGTATCACCGACATAATCTGCGAAAACTGCAAATACCTTCCAACGAAACGCTCCAGAAATAAACGCAAGCCAATCCCAAAAGAATCTGACGTAAAAACATTCAACTACACGGCTCACCTGTGGGATATCCGGTGGCTTAGAGAACGTGCGAGGAAATGACAATGGATTATTCACAGTTAAGTGATTTTGAAATTAACCGAATGGTAGGAGACATAATTTTTAAAGGCCTTTGGGCATGTAAGCCGGAAACGTCAGGGAATAACACCAACAAATGGTATTACGGAAACGCTGATACAACTTTTGAGCCATTAAACCATTTACCTGATTACTGCAATGATCCGAGTGCCTCATGGCCGATTATTGAGAAACACAGGATTTCTATCTTAGACCAGTTAACTGAATGGTGTGTGGATGCAAAAGGCGTAAGCCAAATATTTGATACCAGACCTCTCCGCGCCGCCATGATTGTCTTTCTCATGATGCAGGACGCCAATAATGCTTAGTCCATCCCAATCACTTCAATACCAGAAAGAAAGCGTCGAGCGAGCTTTAACGTGCGCTAACTGCGGTCAGAAGCTGCATGTGCTGGAAGTTCATGTATGTGAAGCGTGCTGCGCAGAACTGATGAGCGATCCGAATAGCTCAATGTACGAGGAAGAAGACGATGGCTAAACCAGCGCGAAGACGATGCAAAAACGAAGAATGTAGGGAATGGTTTCACCCTGCATTCGCTAATCAGTGGTGGTGCTCTCCAGAGTGTGGAACCAAGATAGCACTCGAACGACGAAGCAAAGAGCGCGAAAAAGCAGAAAAAGCAGCAGAGAAGAAACGACGACGAGAGGAGCAAAAACAGAAAGATAAACTGAAGATTCGAAAACTCGCCTTAAAGCCTCGCAGTTACTGGATTAAACAAGCCCAACAAGCCGTAAACGCCTTCATCAGAGAAAGAGACCTCGACTTACCATGTATCTCGTGCGGAACGCTCACGTCTGCTCAGTGGGATGCCGGACATTACCGGACAACTGCCGCGGCACCTCAACTCCGATTTGATGAACGCAATATTCACAAGCAATGCGTGGTGTGCAACCAGCACAAAAGCGGAAATCTCGTTCCGTATCGCGTCGAACTGATTAACCGCATCGGGCAGGAAGCAGTAGACGAAATCGAATCAAACCATAACCGCCATCGCTGGACTATCGAAGAATGCAAAGCGATTAAGGCGGAGTATCAGCAGAAACTTAAAGACCTGTGTGAAAGCAGAAGTGAGGCAGCATGAGCAAAATCCAATACCCAATGACCACCGCGGCAATTTTCGATGATGTTGTCTATCCGCTGCATTTCGACAATGCCGGCAAGGTCAGGCAAGAAATGGAAGGCGCTGTTAACTGGTTCTGCAGGTGGCGCAACGAAGAGAAAGCCGTTGTGAAAGCGAGATTGTTGGTCAGTTGCTGGGGTCAATATCTGAGTCATGAGCAGGTTATCCGGGAGGCCGCATGACACACACTATCAAAACCATTCCAGACATGCTCATAGAGACATATGGAAACCAGACAGAAGTCGCTCGGCGCTTATCGTGCCACCGCAACACAGTCAGGCGTTATCTGTACGACAAAGAAGCCAGGCATCACGCCATCGTTAACGGCGTTTTAATGATTCATCAGGGCGGGAGAGGTATTTATGGCCGTAACCAGCATTAACCAGGCCAAACAGCAGCGTGAGCGTGACGAAGCTGAATTGCGCAGCGTCAGAGAGATGACTGAGCAACACCAGAAGGCAATGGATTATCTGCATGAGCGAGAGCGTGAACTGGTGAACCGGCTTGGATTGAACAAGACATCGGGAGGCGATGCTGCATGAGTATACGAGAATTTAACCTCACTAAAGAGCAGCATGACTGGCTTAATGGGTGGCTTGAGCTATGGGGGGCATGGGTTTATTCAGGAAGACTCGAAAAACGCATGAGCAGCGTTATAGCGCAGTTTATGGAGAGGGTAGAACCATCAAGAGTGATGACAAGGCCAATGTGCAATGATGATGACGGAATGTTGATTTCTCAGGTCGTAGATTCCGTTATGCGCATCGACACAAAGGCCTTTGGCATTCTGCTTAGCTATTACGCACATGGTTCCTCTAAGTACGCCATATCATCCTACTATCACAAGACTGCAAGCCCCCGCAAAATGTCAGGCCGCGGCGGAGAAAGGATGCGCAAGCCATCTCTTATTACCTGTCGGAGAGAAGTAGATGACGTACTCAAGGCATCCCTGTTCATGCTTTATCAACCGATGCTAAATGCCTTCAATAGTCGTAAACGTGTGGATAAAATTAAACATGTTGCATAGATTGTGTTGACATCTATGAGCAAATGAGCAATCATAAGTGAATAAGCTGCCGTTAGTGACTCTTAAGTTGCAACGGTGGCTTTTTTTATTTGGGTCAGTCGTATAAAGGTCATTACGGAAGGCTGTTAACCTTCTTATCGTGGTTCGAGTCCACGCTGTCCCGCCAAACATGCTGGTTTAGCTCCAATGGTAGAGCAGTCGCCTTGTAAGCGAATGGGTAGCGGTTCAAGTCCGTTAACCAGCACCATAACTGAGCCGTAGCCACTGGCTATCCTGAATTCGTCAGTGATAGTTATGCTGCGGCCTTCTACACATGACCTTCGTGAAAGCGGGTGGCAGGAGGTTACGCTAACAACCTCCTGCCGTTTTGCCCGTGCATATCGGTCACGAACAAATCTGATTACTAAACAGAGTAGCCTGGATTTGTTCTATCAGTAATCGACCTTATTCCTAATTAAATAGAGCAAATCCCCTCAATAAAGGGGGTAGAGCATGTACCGTATGGACAAAATCAGAGAATGGTTCAGTTACAGCTTCGGAGGACTGACTGCGATGGGTGGCATTCTCTCCCTAAATGACTGGGCTGTAATCATTGGTATTCTTTGTACTGTCGGCACATTTGGCATCAACTGGTACTACAAACGCAAAGAGCGTGAGGACAGATTGAATGGCAATGTCACCGGCACTACGAAATAGCGTAATAGCGGCGATAAGTGGCGGGGCTATTGCTATAGCATCTGTATTAATCACTGGCCCCGGTGGTAACGATGGTCTGGAAGGTGTCAGATACAAACCATATAAGGACGTAGTTGGTGTGTTGACTGTGTGTTATGGCCACACCGGAAAAGACATCATGCCTGGTAAAACGTATACCGAAGCAGAATGCAAATCCCTCCTGAATAAAGACCTTGTCACTGTCGCCAGACAAATTAACCCGTACATCAAAGTCGATATACCGGAAACAACGCGCGGCGCTCTTTACTCGTTAGTTTACAATGTTGGCGCAGGCAACTTCAGAACATCGACACTTCTTCGCAAAATAAACCAGGGCGATATCAAAGGCGCATGTGATCAGCTACGTCGCTGGACATACGCTGGCGGTAAGCAATGGAAAGGCCTGATGACTCGCCGTGAGATTGAGCGTGAAGTCTGTTTGTGGGGGCAGCAATGAAGATCCACTACAAGATAATTATCTTCGCGTTCGCACTGAGCGTACTGGGCGGCATCGTCTGGTCAGCCAGCCATTACCACGATAAGTACCAGGCGGAACGGCTACGCGCAGATGCTGCCGAGCAGAACGCCAACGCCGCCGAGGCGATCACCGCCAACGTCATTCAGTTCGTGAACATCATCAATGCCATTTCAGAGGCCAACCAGGATGCAAAGAACCAGATCACACTGGAGTCACAGGGAGCCCAGGCAGATATCAAAGTGGCTATTGCGAATGATGACTGCGCTCATCGGCCTGTGCCTCCTGCTGCTGCTGACCGGCTGCGGCAATTCGCGGATAGTTTACGTACCGGTTCCGGTAGTGCCTCTACCGGCAAACCTGACAGCTGAGACGCAACAGCCAGCCATTCCCGAACCGCTGACCTATGGGGCCAGTCTGGATCTGAATGTCAGCCTGCTATCGGCGCTGGGTCAGTGCAACATCGATAAGGCTAGTATCAAGAAGATTGAAGAGTCTCGGACCTCTCTGTAGAAGACTATTTTGCTGCCATGAAGAAGTTTTATATCTTTGGTCAATACATCGAGCAGATCAGATAATTCTTATGTGATTGATGCTATATTGATCCCCTTTTTAAATATGGGATTTACGGATATGTCTGTCAGTCAAGATATTTATAAGTCTACACTTAGAGTTGAAAGTGATACTCCAGAGGGAACCTCGGTAGGAACTGCTTTCTGGTTTTGCTTTGTTATGGAAGGTGGTGGAAAGATTGTTCCACTCTTGGTAACTAATAAGCATGTCGTTAACGGGGCAACAGAAGTTAGACTACATCTAAACATTACCGACAGCGCAAATCCTGAAATAAAATTTTATAACCTAACAATTCCAGAGGGGGCAAATGCGTTCATTATGCACCCTGATGATAATGTTGATATATGCATATTGCCTATCGCTGGATTGCTGAATGAGATGGAGAAAAGTGGCATTCGCCCAGAACTCTTCTTTTTCTCAGATCGTCAGATGCGTGGTAACAATTACATTACTCCTGTCGAAGACGTTTACATGACAGGGTATCCAAATGGATTATGGGATTCTGTAAACAATAGGCCTGTTACCAGGAAAGGCATCACAGCATCATCACCTATGGAAAACTGGAAGGGTAAGCCTGAATTCCTCATTGATATGGCTTGCTTCGGTGGTTCTAGCGGTTCTCCTGTTTATATAATGAACCAAGGCTCATATGCTACTAATGATGGTATTGCTATGGGGGAGAGATTAATTTTCCTTGGGTTGCTGTATGCAGGGCCGGTAACGAATGTTAGTGGGAATATTGAAATTATTGACGTACCAACAGTCGCCACACCAGTTGTGCGTTCGGAAATTACAATGAATCTCGGATTGGTTATTAAAGCAGAGAAGCTAAATGACTTTAAGCCTCTCTTGGGGCTTTAACACAAGCCGCCTCCGGGCGGTTTTTTTATTGCTATTACAAAAGCCATTCCATGCCGAGTGACTTTGATAATGGCTTATACCCTACACGGGATAACTTAACTGATATCCCTTTTAACGGATAAACGGAGCCAACAATGGCAGAGATTATTCCCATGACTGAAGAACAGAAATTCCAGTTAGAGATTTACAAGCTGGTCATGAACCAGAACGCAGCCGCAGAAGAAGCATTTCAATTCATTGGCACTGATGAGCTGAAGCTTGAGCTATTCAAAATTCACTTCCAGTCAGGCGGCGCTAATTCAGATATCACGACCCGTACTATAGAAGCTGTGCGTAAATCGAAGGAAGCGTTAGACCTGTTCACTACCGGAGCATGATGTGAGCTGCGTAATCAATTTGGGTAAGGAAAAGAAATTCCCAATTACTCAAGAGCTATACGAGCGGCTGGAAAGCGCCATCCATGATTACGATGGTGAAATCAGTTTATGTGAGGCGATTGGCACACTCGAATTGCTGAAGCAGTCACTGATTGAAGGCGCGAAAGAGTCCTTAACCTGAAATAACGATTAAGTGAGATGAATATGGCAGCACTCAACATGCTGCCTTTTATCGTTTATTAGTTTAACCGCGAGCTTCACGACCGTTTTCGTCTTCAGGCACACGGAAACGCCAGTACTTATCTGGCTTAACCCAAACAACACTTTCACCGCTATCAACCCTGAATTTATTAATCACTTTTGTTGATAGCGCTTGGTTGCCATCCGCATTTTCTTTGAGGTGCTGCTCGTTATGTTGTTTAACGAGATAATCCACAACATCCTGCTGATAAAGGCAACCCTCTGTTGATAAAACGGACATCATCCATGATGAAATATCATCAAGAGTTAAGGTTGGTGTGTTTGGGGCTATGGCTTTGGGGTAACGCGCTCAAGAGATTCCGGTTTGAAATATCCTTGCTCAAGCTTCTTGCCAGCAAACCATTGACAAAGAAAAGAGTTACCTTGGGTAGATGAAAATAACCTGATAGTCATGTCAGGTCCGCCTGATTTCAGTTTAACAATGTCACCTGCTTTAAAGTCATTGTTCATAACAATCTCCTTATGGGAAGTAAAAAATGGCACTCACCGACAAACAAGAAATGTTCTGTCGCGAGTACCTCATCGATTTAAATGCCACGCAAGCGGCTATTCGGGCGGGGTACAGCGCAAAGACAGCTAACCGTACCGCATCCGAAAACCTGTCAAAACCTGACATCAAGTTAAGAATCTCCGAACTGAAAGCGCAACGCAATGATCTTGTTGGTATTAATGCAGAATATGTACTTAATCGCCTTATTGAAATCGACCAGATGGATGTGCTCGACATTCTCCTGCAAAACGGCGAGTTAAAGCCAATTAAAGACTGGCCTAAGGTATGGCGCACAACGTTATCAGGAATGGATGTTGTGGAGATGGTATCCGCAGATAGTGCAGCACTCCTGAAGAAAATCAAATGGCCTGATAAGGTTAAAAACCTCGAACTTCTTGGTAAGCATGTTTCTGTTCAGGCATTTAAAGAACAATCTTCTCACGAGCTAACCGGCAAAGACGGCGGCGCAATCCAGATTGAAACATCACCGATGAGCACTCTATTCGGAAAATGACCTCGATTAATCCTATCTTTGAACCGTTCATTGAGGCGCATCGCTACAAAGTCGCCAAAGGCGGTCGAGGTAGCGGTAAGTCATGGGCAATTGCGAGGCTGCTTGTTGAAGCGGCGCGTCGGCAGCCGGTGCGCATCCTCTGTGCTCGTGAACTGCAAAACAGTATCAGCGATTCGGTAATCCGGTTGCTTGAAGACACCATAGAGCGGGAAGGGTATTCGGCTGAGTTTGAAATTCAGCGTTCAATGATTCGTCATCTCGGAACGAATGCTGAATTCATGTTCTACGGCATCAAAAACAACCCGACGAAGATTAAATCGCTCGAAGGCATTGATATCTGTTGGGTGGAAGAAGCTGAAGCGGTAACGAAGGAATCATGGGATATCCTGATACCAACCATCCGCAAGCCGTTTTCCGAAATATGGGTGAGCTTTAACCCGAAAAACATCCTCGACGATACCTATCAGCGATTCGTCGTAAATCCTCCCGATGATATTTGTCTGCTGACGGTGAACTACACCGACAATCCGCATTTTCCTGAAGTTCTCCGTCTGGAGATGGAAGAGTGTAAACGCAGAAATCCGACACTGTATCGTCACATCTGGCTTGGTGAGCCAGTAAGCGCAAGTGATATGGCAATCATCAAACGTGAATGGCTTGAAGCCGCAACCGATGCGCACAAGAAACTCGGATGGAAAGCGAAGGGCGCGGTTGTCTCTGCGCATGACCCATCAGATACAGGTCCAGATGCTAAAGGTTATGCATCGCGTCACGGTTCGGTGGTTAAGCGTGTATGCGAAGGCCTGCTCATGGATATAAACGAAGGTGCTGACTGGGCTACTTCGCTGGCGATTGAAGACGGCGCTGACCACTACCTGTGGGATGGTGATGGTGTTGGTGCCGGGCTACGCAGACAGACAACGGAAGCGTTCTCCGGCAAGAAAATCACCGCCACGATGTTCAAGGGCAGCGAATCGCCATTCGATGAAGATGCTCCGTATCAGGCCGGAGCATGGGCTGATGAAGTCGTACAGGGCGACAACGTTCGCACTATTGGCGATGTATTCCGCAATAAGCGAGCGCAATTCTATTACGCGCTGGCTGACAGGCTGTATCTAACATATCGGGCGGTTGTCCACGGTGAGTATGCAGACCCCGACGACATGCTGAGTTTCGACAAAGAAGCGATAGGCGAGAAGATGCTGGAGAAGCTGTTTGCAGAACTGACGCAGATTCAGCGCAAATTCAATAATAACGGGAAGCTGGAGCTTATGACTAAGGTCGAAATGAAGCAGAAGCTCGGTATTCCATCTCCTAACCTGGCTGATGCGCTGATGATGTGTATGCATTGCCCGGCATTGGTCCGAGAAGAAACAGAAATATACGTTCCCTCATCCTCCGGTTGGTAAACATGGCAGAGACATTAGAGAAAAAACATGAGCGGATCATGCTCAGGTTTGACCGCGCCTATTCTCCACAGCAGGAAGTGCGCGAAAAGTGCATTGAAGCTACGAGGTTTGCTCGTGTCCCCGGAGGTCAATGGGAAGGAGCAACGGCGGCTGGAACTAAGCTTGATGAGCAGTTCGAGAAGTATCCTAAGTTTGAAATCAATAAGGTAGCAACTGAACTTAACCGCATCATTGCAGAATACCGCAATAACAGAATCACCGTTAAGTTTCGTCCTGGTGACAGAGAGGCAAGTGAAGAGTTAGCCAATAAATTAAATGGTCTGTTCCGTGCTGACTACGAAGAAACTGATGGCGGTGAGGCTTGCGATAATGCATTTGACGACGCTGCTACTGGTGGTTTCGGTTGCTTCCGTTTGACGTCGATGCTGGTCAATGAGTACGACCCCATGGACGATCGTCAGCGCATTGCTATTGAACCAATATACGACCCGTCGCGCTCTGTGTGGTTTGACCCTGACGCTAAGAAGTACGACAAATCTGACGCGTTGTGGGCGTTCTGCATGTATTCGTTGTCACCTGAAAAATATGAGGCTGAATACGGAAAGAAACCTCCTGCTTCTCTGGATGTAACGTCTATGACCAGTTGGGAATATGACTGGTTTGATGCAGATGTTATTTACATAGCGAAGTATTACGAAGTTCGTAAAGAGTCTGTTGACGTTATCAGTTATCGACATCCAATCACTGGAGAGATTGCAACATACGACAGTGATCAGGTCGAAGATATTGAAGATGAACTGGCAATAGCTGGATTTCAGGAAGTTGCAAGGCGCTCAGTGAAGCGCCGTCGTGTGTATGTATCAGTAGTGGATGGTGATGGTTTCCTTGAGAAACCTCGACGTATTCCTGGTGAGCATATCCCCCTCATCCCGGTTTATGGAAAACGCTGGTTCATTGATGACATTGAGCGTGTCGAAGGGCACATTGCAAAAGCAATGGATCCACAGCGTTTGTACAACCTTCAGGTTTCAATGCTGGCTGATACTGCAGCGCAAGACCCCGGCCAGATCCCTATAGTTGGCATGGAGCAAATTCGTGGACTTGAGAAGCACTGGGAGGCTCGCAACAAGAAACGCCCAGCGTTCTTGCCGTTGCGCGAAGTGAGAGACAAATCTGGCAACATTATCGCTGGAGCTACCCCGGCAGGATATACACAGCCTGCGGTTATGAATCAGGCATTGGCTGCATTACTACAGCAAACCAGTGCAGATATTCAGGAGGTTACAGGCGGCAGTCAGGCCATGCAGCAGATGCCAAGTAATATTGCTCAGGAAACGGTTAACAACTTGATGAACAGAGCAGATATGGCTTCGTTTATCTATCTGGACAATATGGCGAAAAGTCTTAAACGCGCTGGTGAAGTATGGCTGTCAATGGCGCGTGAAGTGTACGGTTCAGAACGTGAAGTGCGCATCGTTAACGAAGATGGAAGTGATGATATCGCTGTCCTGAGCGCACAGGTTGTTGACAGGCAAACAGGGGCTGTTGTTGCGTTAAATGACCTTTCTGTCGGTCGATACGATGTGACGGTTGATGTTGGACCAAGCTACACAGCACGACGTGATGCAACGGTTTCTGTACTGACAAATGTCCTTAGCTCTATGCTCCCAACAGACCCAATGCGCTCGGCAATTCAGGGTATTATTCTGGACAATATCGATGGTGAAGGCCTTGATGACTTCAAAGAGTACAACCGAAACCAACTGCTGATATCTGGTATTGCAAAACCACGCAATGAGAAAGAGCAGCAGATTGTTCAACAGGCGCAAATGGCAGCACAAAGCCAGCCAAATCCTGAAATGGTTCTCGCTCAGGCGCAAATGGTAGCAGCGCAGGCAGAAGCGCAAAAAGCAACTAACGAAACTGCTCAAACTCAAATCAAAGCATTTACTGCCCAGCAGGATGCGATGGAGAGTCAGGCAAACACTGTCTATAAACTGGCCCAAGCCAGAAACATCGATGACAAAGCAGTGATGGAGGCAATACGCCTTCTGAAAGATGTCGCCGAGTCACAACAACAGCAATTCCAGTCACCACCACAGTCCCCGGCAGACTTAATGCCGAGTTAACCAGGAGTAATCAATGGAAAACGAACTGATCATCGACGGTCAGGTTATTGGCCTGTCTGAAACACAGGAAAATGCAGAAGAAACCATCATCCAAACAGAGTCACAGCCTGAGAATGAAAGCCAGGATGACAACGGTAAAGAGGTGGCAACTGAGCCTGAAAAAACCGAAGAGACACCAGAAGATTACGCCTTGCGTATTGGTGATGAAGAAATTCAGCTTAACGCTGACGATGATGATCACATTGACGGGCAACCTGCACCGCAATGGGTGAAAGATCTTCGCAAAGGCTTCAAAGAAACACAGAAAGAAAACCGTGAGTTGCGCCGCCAGCTTGAGGAAGCATTATCCAAGCCTGTGGAACATCAGCAACAACAACCAGACGCTATTCCACCAAAACCGACTCTTGAGTCGTGTGATTATGACGAACAGGCGTTTGAACAGGCATTGACTGATTGGCATGAGAAAAAAGGCCGTGTCGAACAGCAGCAGCAACAAAAACTACGTCAGCAACAGGAATACCAACAGCGTTTCCAGCAAAGGGTAGAAGCGCATAAACAACGGGCAGCCAAACTTCCTGTGAAAGATTATCAGGAAATGGAGGCCATTGTTCTTAGTGAGCTACCACCAATTCAGCAGGAAATCATCATTCACTGTGCAGACGAAGGCTCTGAACTACTCGCCTATGGCTTAGGTAAGAGCCAGCAATTACGCCAGCGTGTAGCCGCTGAGACAGATCCAATTCGCGCAGCATTCCTCTTGGGGCAGATTAGCAAACAGGTAAGCCTCGCTCCAAAACCAAAGAAAGCCATCAAGCCAGAGCCGGAAGTGCGTGGTGGCGGTGCTGATGCGAAACAAGACGAATTCAACAAATTATGCCCCGGCGCAAAAATCGAATAAGGAAAAGATAAATGCCTAACAATCTCGACAGTAACGTCAGTCAAATCGTTCTGAAAAAATTCCTTCCGGGTTTTATGTCAGATTTAGTTCTGGCGAAAACCGTAGACCGTCAGTTGCTGGCAGGTGAAATCAACTCCAGCACTGGCGATAGCGTTAGCTTTAAACGTCCGCATCAATTCTCATCCCTGCGTACTCCCACTGGTGATATTTCAGGGCAAAATAAAAACAACCTGATCTCAGGTAAAGCTACGGGGCGTGTAGGTAACTACATCACTGTTGCTGTTGAATATCAGCAACTGGAGGAAGCGATCAAGCTTAACCAACTGGAAGAAATTCTCGCGCCGGTTCGCCAGCGAATCGTTACCGACCTTGAAACAGAGCTTGCTCACTTCATGATGAATAACGGTGCGTTGTCACTTGGTAGCCCCAATACTCCAATCACCAAATGGTCTGATGTTGCGCAGACGGCATCTTTCCTGAAAGACCTCGGCGTTAATGAAGGTGAAAACTATGCTGTAATGGATCCGTGGTCTGCACAGCGACTTGCTGATGCGCAGACTGGTTTGCACGCTTCAGATCAATTGGTTCGTACTGCATGGGAGAATGCACAGATCCCAACCAATTTTGGCGGCATTCGCGCACTGATGTCTAATGGACTTGCCTCTCGTACGCAGGGGGCATTTGGCGGAACGCTGACAGTCAAAACACAGCCAACTGTTACCTATAACGCAGTTAAAGACTCATACCAGTTCACTGTAACATTGACCGGAGCGACAACCAGCGTTACAGGTTTCCTGAAAGCTGGTGATCAGGTTAAATTCACCAATACCTACTGGCTGCAACAGCAGACCAAACAGGCGTTGTATAACGGAGCCACACCAATTAGCTTCACTGCAACGGTTACTGCTGATGCTGATTCAGACGGCAGTGGCGATGTGACGGTTACGCTTTCTGGTGTTCCGATTTATGACACTACAAACCCGCAGTACAACTCTGTAAGTCGTCAGGTAGCGGCAGGCGATGCCGTATCTGTGGTAGGCACTGCTAGCCAGACAATGAAGCCAAACCTGTTCTATAACAAGTTCTTCTGTGGACTTGGCTCTATCCCACTACCGAAACTGCACAGTATTGATTCTGCTGTTGCAACATATGAAGGTTTCTCCATCCGCGTACATAAATACGCAGATGGCGATGCCAACGTGCAAAAAATGCGCTTCGACTTACTGCCTGCATATGTGTGCTTTAACCCTCACATGGGCGGTCAGTTCTTCGGTAATCCGTAATAACAAGGGGCTTACGCCCCTTTTATGTTTTAAGGAAACAATATGGATCGCATGAGTGTATTCCTTGCCGCAGATAACGAATCCGGGCATGTACAGGCCGTTATCGCAGAAAAAGACTTCCAGTTTTTCGAAAAGTTGGGTTTTGTTGCCTCAGTTGATGAATTGAAACCGACCAGTAAGCGAGGTCGTAAGGCGGTAGACAATGGCAACAGTACTGACAAAGGGTGAGATCGTCCTTTTTGCGCTTCGTAAGTTTGCTATTGCTTCTAATGCATCGCTGACTGATGTTGAGCCGCAATCAATTGAAGATGGTGTAAATGATCTGGAAGATATGATGTCCGAGTGGATGATTAACCCCGGCGACATTGGTTACGCTTTCGCAACTGGAGATGAGCAGCCATTACCAGACGATGAGTCAGGTCTTCCAAGAAAATACAAACACGCAGTAGGCTATCAGTTATTGCTGAGAATGCTATCTGATTACAGCCTTGAGCCAACTCCGCAAGTTCTCAGTAACGCCCAACGCTCATATGATGCCTTGATGACCGACACTCTGGTTGTTCCTTCAATGCGACGACGTGGAGATTTTCCTGTAGGACAGGGTAATAAATATGACGTGTTTACATCTGACCGATATTATCCAGGCGATCTCCCTCTGATTGATGGCGATATCCCAAACGCATAGGTGAATAAATGCCGATTCAGCAACTTCCGCTTATGAAAGGTGTCGGCAAAGACTTTCGAAACGCTGACTATATTGATTACCTGCCAATCAATATGTTGGCCACACCGAAAGAAGTCCTCAACTCATCGGGTTATTTACGCTCATTCCCAGGCATAGCGAAGCGCAACGATGTAAATGGTGTATCGCGTGGTGTTGAATACAATACCGCTCAGAACGCCGTATATCGCGTCTGTGGTGGGAAGCTCTACAAAGGCGAAACAGTAGTCGGAGACGTTGCCGGGGCAGGCCGCGTATCTCTTGCTCACGGTCGTACTTCTCAGGCGGTAGGTGTGAACGGTCAGCTCATCGAGTACCGATACGATGGCGCCGTTAAGACGATGGCAAACTGGCCTGCAGACAGCGGATTCACGCAGTATGAGTTAGGTTCAGTCCGTGACATTACTCGCTTACGTGGGCGTTATGCGTGGTCAAAAGACGGCACTGATTCATGGTTTATCACTGACCTTGAAGACGAATCGCATCCTGACCGATACAGCGCACAATATCGCGCAGAATCGCAGCCGGACGGCATCATCGGTATCGGCACATGGCGAGACTTCATTGTCTGCTTTGGTTCATCGACGATTGAATATTTTTCCCTGACTGGTGCAACCACCGCTGGCGCTGCGTTGTATGTCGCACAGCCATCGCTGATGGTACAGAAGGGTATTGCCGGAACATACTGCAAAACGCCGTTCGCTGATTCATACGCCTTTATCAGTCATCCGGCTACTGGCGCACCTTCCGTCTACATCATCGGGTCAGGGCAGGCTTCACCAATTGCGACCGCCAGTATTGAGAAGATTATCCGCTCATACACAGCTGAAGAACTGGCGACGGGTATAATGGAAACTTTGCGCTTCGATTCTCATGAGCTTCTGATTATTCATCTCCCGCGTCATGTGCTGGTTTACGATGCCTCATCAAGCCAGAACGGGCCGCAATGGTGTGTGCTGAAAACTGGGCTTTACGATGATGTATATCGTGCTGTCGACTTCATATATGAAGGAAACCAGATAACGTGCGGCGATAAATCAGAAGCGTTGACAGGACAATTGCAATTCGACATCAGCAGCCAATACGGACTACAGCAAGAACACCTGTTGTTTACCCCCCTCTTCAAAGCGGACAATGCCAGATGCTTCGACCTCGAAGTTGAATCATCCACTGGTGTTGCTCAATATGCTGACCGCCTGTTTCTGTCTGCAACCACGGACGGAATCAATTACGGTCGCGAACAGATGATTGAACAAAATGAGCCGTTTGTGTACGACAAGCGTGTTATCTGGAAACGTGTTGGGCGCATTCGTCGATTAATCGGATTCAAACTGCGGGTAATCACCAAATCACCAGTAACACTATCCGGGTGTCAAATTCGTCTGGAGTAACATATGGCAGACCCGTCACTTAATAAGCCTGTCATTATTCAGGCCACTCGTCTTGATGCCTCAATCCTCCCCCGCAACGTCTTCAGCCAGTCTTATCTGCTCTACGTAATCGCGCAGGGGGCTGACGTTGGCGCTATTGCGGGAAAGGCAAACGAAGCAGGGCAAGGTGCCTATGACGCGCAGGTAAAGAACGATGAGCAGGATGTTGAGCTTGCAGACCACGAAGCGAAAATTCAGCAGTTACGCATTGACGTAGACGACCATGAAATACGTATTACTGCAAATGCCAATGCAATTGCGGTACTGGATGTCAGACTAACCACGGCTGAAGGCAAAATAGTCACCTTGCAGGCTGATATCAGTGCTCTTGATGGTAGGGTTACGGCTGCTGAAAGCACTATTTCTTCATTGCAGGCTGATTACGTATCGAAGTCAGCAACTGCTTCTCAATCGCTGGCGTCACCTCTCAACGTGACAACGTCCTATTCAGTTGGCGGCACTAAAGTTATCGGTGCGCGACAGACAGGATGGACAGCAGCAACAGGTGCTGCGCTTCTCGGTGCATTCAACGCTAACCAGGCATACACGGTCAGTGCCACATATACGCAGTTTGAGGTATCAGCTATGGCTACCGGATTGCAGCAGGCGCGGCAGCGTATCAAAGCTCTCGAAGATGCAATACGAACTCATGGATTGATCAACTGATGATTACATTCACTCCCACCCGAAACATCGACCTGATAGAAACGGTCGGCAACCATCCCGACATCATCGCCGGGAGTAACAACGGTGACGGATACGATTACAAGCCTGAGTGCCGCTATTTCGAAGTGAACGTACATGGTCAGTTCGGTGGCATCGTGTATTACAACGAGATTCAGCCGCTGACCTTTGACTGCCACGCCATGTACCTGCCTGAGATTCGCGGATTCAGTAAGGAAATCGGACTGACGTTCTGGCGATACATTCTCGCCAACACCACCGTTCAGTGCGTTACATCATTTGCTGCACGCAAATTTCGCCACGGTCAGATGTACTGCGCAATGATTGGCCTTAAGCGTGTAGGAACCATCAAGAAATACTTCAAAGGCGTGGATGACGTGACGTTTTACAGCGCCACACGCGAAGAACTAATCGACTTCCTGAATCACGGGAGATAAACATGTTATATGCATTTACGCTGGGCAGGAAACTGCGCGGTGAGGAACCTCTTTTCCCTGGGAAAGGCGGAAAAGGTGGCGCAGATAAAAGCGCAAAGTATGCAGCAGAAGCGCAAAAGTATGCCGCAGACCTGCAAAATCAGCAGTTCAACACCATCATGAACAACCTGAAGCCGTTTACTCCTCTGGCAGATAAGTATATCGGCAGTCTTGAAGGTTTATCGTCTCTCGAAGGTCAGGGGCAGGCGCTTAATAATTACTATAACTCCCAACAATACCAGGACCTTGCGGGGCAGGCTCGCTATCAGAATCTGGCAGCGGCAGAAGCAACAGGTGGCCTTGGTTCTACAGCGACCAGTAACCAGCTTTCAGCAATCGCCCCAACACTTGGTCAGCAATGGCTGTCAGGTCAGATGAATAACTATCAGAACCTTGCAAATATTGGTCTTGGTGCGCTTCAGGGGCAGGCAAACGCCGGACAGACATATGCCAACAATATGAGCCAGATTTCACAGCAAAGCGCGGCTCTTGCAGCGGCAAATGCCAACAGACCATCAGCTATGCAATCTGCTGTTGGTGGTGCTGCCTCCGGTGCATTGTTAGGCGGTGGAATAGCCAATGCTTTGTCAATGTCAACCCCATGGGGAGCGGCTATCGGTGGTGGTATTGGTCTGCTTGGTTCTTTGTTTTAAGGGGTAATCAATGGCTACGTGGCAGCAGGGCATTAATTCAGGTGGTTTTCTGGCTGGCATTGGTGCGCAAAATGAGAATGCGCCAAAGGCAAGCGACATTAACGCAACGCTTGGCCTGATTCGCGAAAACAATGATTTGGCTCGCTCAGGCGCTAATAATGTGGTTTTAACAGGGCTGCGTGGTCTGGCTGGCGTTGCTGATATTTATAAGCAGGAACAGCAACAGAAAGCGCTAAACGCATTCAACCAGGTTCATGCCAACGCATGGGCTACTGGCGACCCGTCTGGCCTGTTTAAGTTTGCTCAGGAAAACCCGGCGTTTGTTGCGCAGGCACAGCAGGCGTTTTCCGGTCTTAATGAGCAGCAGCGTAACGATATGGGCGATTTGGCTATGAAGGCTAACGTCGCTCTTTCTCAGGGGCCGGAATCCTACAGTAAATTCATTACTGATAACAAGGACAGGTTAAACCGTGTTGGCGCTAATCCAGACTGGATGATACAGACTGGAGTACAGAATCCAGAGCAGCTATCACACATGTTGACTACGATGTCTCTCGGTGCGCTTGGGCCAGAAAAGGCGTTTGCTGTTCAGGATAAGATGGTTGGTCGCCAACTTGAAGGAGAAAGAAACCAGTTAACCGCAAGAGGGCAGGATATTAGTGCCGCTACCGCTCGAAGGGGGCAGGATATTAGTGCCCAAAACTCGCTACGTTCTGCGGGTGGGGCGGTTCCGGCATCAGTCCGTGAATATCAGTATTTCAATAGCTTGTCGCCAGAACAACAAAAAACTTATCTTCGTGTTCGTGGCAGGCCGGATGCAAGTGGGGAAAATGTTGTGCAATTAGCAGACGGGCGTACCGTTAATGTCAATGGCAAGCTGCATGGATCTGGCGCTAGTGCATTTTACGAAGGTACTGACGATAACGGAAATATGGTTCGTGTCCCGGCAAGCGCCATTGCTGCACCTCCAACGGCTGCGGCAAGCGCACAGAACTACGCGATGAAGAAAGATCTTGATGCCATAGCAGGTGCGAAACCTGGTGATTTGGAATTTATTACGGGGGTCACTGGAGGTAACGGAACGGCCGCGTTAGGGGCAGATGTGATCACTAGGCTTTCTGGAAAAGAACAACGCCAACTCTACAACGCTACTCAGCGCATTCAGGGTCGCATGCAAAATCAAGGCATAGCGGCAGCAAGGGATATGGGGGCATCCGGCATCAACACCGTTGCAGAGGCGAAAATGTACTTTCAGGGTATGCCACAGTTTGATTTCTCAAGCCCGGAAGCAGCACAGCGATCAGCCAGAGAAATTCAAGAGTACACCGACAACTACAACAAGCAGTACAACGTTGATGTTGGTAATGGTGGGCAGAAATCATCAAGGCAGCAGCCAGCGACTCAGCAATCAGTCGGAGGAAGCTACACGTCTAAATCCGGCATTCAATTCACGGTGGAATAATGAAAGTTACAGCCAACGGTAAGACATTCACCTTCCCTGATGGAACCAGCACGGAAGATATTGGTGCTGCTATTGATGAGTATTTTGCTGGTCAGTCAGCGCCAACACAACAAGATGTTCAGCAAGCGCCAGCAGACAACTCACTTGTATCAGGATATGCACAGCTTGCCACTCAGCAGAAGGAAGGGCTAGATCGCTCTGCTGAGCAAGGGGCTGTTTTAGGTGCTGCAATGCGCGATGCCGTTACCGGTGAAAGCCGGATGACACCAGAAATGGAGAGACTGCAAAATGTTGGGTCTGCTCCAGAACTTAATAGCCTAAGTACCGATGCGCTGCGCGCTGGATGGGGGCAACTATTTGGTTCCGACGCTTCACAGGAGAAGATACTGCAAAGCATTGGCGGGAAAATCCGGAAGGATGAGAAGGGAAATTCCATAGTCACCCTTCCTTCTGGAGAATATGCACTTAACAAGCCTGGTTTGTCACCGCAGGATATAACGTCATTCTTGGCAAACGCTCTTGCATTCACTCCAGCAGGTAGAGCTGCGTCTGTTGTAGGTGCAACACTAAAGTCAGGCGCTACTGATCTAGCTTTACAGGGGGCCACTCAGATCGCTGGCGGTGAGGATGTTAATCCAGTTCAAACTGCAATTTCCGCTGGTCTTGGTGGGGTACTGAAGGGGGTAGAAAACACCGCAAGCGCAGTGTCGCGTTCTGCTATGGGTAAGATTGCTCCTGAAAAACAAGCTCAGATTGATTTTGCCAAGCAGAACAACCTGCCATTGATGACCACTGATGTGGTTCCACCAGAAACTAATATCGGAAAGCAAGCTAGGACGCTGGCTGAGCGAATTCCATTAGCCGGTACTGGTGGATTAAGAAGTGCTCAGCAATCTGCAAGAGAGAATCTTGTTAAAACCTTCAGCGATAACGTAGGAGGGATTTCTGATGCGCAGCTTTACAATTCTGCTACTAAGGGCCAGCAACAGTTTATTAATGCCGCAGGTAAGCGATATAACCGCATTATTGATGCCATGGGAGACACTCCAGTAGATATCACTAATACAGTGAAAGCGATCGATAATCAGATTGCTAACATTACCAGACCAGGCGCATCACAAGACCGAGCAGCCGTTAGTGTTCTACAACAATTCAAGGATGATATAACCAGCGGCCCAAACAACCTAAGATTAGCAAGGGAAAACAGAACTAACTTGCGCAAGCGGTTCATGGCAGCTCAGGATGAAGTTGATAGAGATACCCTGGAGAAGGCTGCGAAGTCAGTATATGACGCCTACACCTCTGATATGAAAAAAGCAGTAGCTACCAACCTTGGACCGCAGGAATCTGCGAACATGGCTCGCGTTGATAGGTCATGGGCTAAGTTCAACGACATGATGAGCAATACTCGCGTCCAGAAAGCGTTGCAGAATGGTAAAACAACTCCAGAGGATGTAACAAAGCTTATTTTCAGCCAAAGCCCAGCGGAGCGCTCACAGTTATATAAATTGCTTGATGACAAGGGAAGGCAGAATGCAAGAGCGGCTATTGTTCAAAGGGCTATGGATAAAGCAACGGACGCATCTGGAAACGTAAGTGTGGAAAAGTTTATTAATGAGATGCATCGCAACAGGAAGCAGGCGGCGACATTCTTCCGTGGTGAACACGGTAAATATCTAGATGGTGTGATGAAATATCTTGATTCAACAAGGGAGGCGGCAACCGGCGCTGCCAGCCCACTAACTGGACAACTTATGGCAGGTCCGGCAGCACTAGCTAGTATGCTAAATCCTATTGCCGCCAAAGCTGTAGCAATTGGAGCAGGCGTTGGTTTAGCTGGAAGGGCTTATGAGTCAAGGTTATTGCGTAACGCCATGCTTAAGCTTGCAAATACCCCGAAAGGAAGCACAGCTTATGACAGAGCGATAAGGCGGGTATCTGAAACGCTTTCACCTATAGCCCAGGCATCAAGCGAGAAGGCACAGCAGTAATAAATGACCAAGGATGGTCAAGTATTACGGTTTGGGTTAAACCATGTTGGCCACTCCCTCATAAATGGGTAGTGATCAGGAGCATGGTTCTTTTTGTAAGATTTAAGGAGCCTTAGCCTTTCGATTGCACAGTCATGAACTTCACGCTGACCATCAGTCATTTCCGTCCAGGATAATTTTTCCATAGATGCAATAACTCTTTCAGCTTCTTTTATCAGCATATTTTTATTGCTCAAAGCCACAGCGTGACTGGATGAGCCTTTCTGCCATATGTTGATTAGAAAGATGGCGATGATAACCAAAACGATGGTAGACAAAGAAATATACACACCAACCTCCTTAGTTTTGTGCAGGATACCAGATGATACTGTATTGGTGGAGTGGTGTGTGAAAACGTGTCAACGACAAACCATCCACGTCTTGGACGAATTATTTAGCAAAAAGTGCTATTTTTGGTGTTTGGTGACATAGAAAAGTGAATAGCTCACTTTTCAACATTGGATGAAACTTGCAGGAAATGTGACATTACCTTACAGGTAACTTCGGTGAAAATGCGGTAAATGTGAAACGTAATGGTTTAAACGTGTCGCTAAAGTGGTTGTAAGTTAGCCTCAGAAGGATTGCTGATAGCTTTGTTATAGTATTAAATGGCATTTGACATAGTTGGATACTTAGCTGTGGCTATCAAGATGGAGGTGTGTTCATGCTTACTTGTTTTGATGTCGCCGACTACTTCCTGTCGCGCTGTGACGAGGATAGCGGTGACACAATCTCTAATTTAAAATTACAAAAGCTTGTTTACTATGCTCAGGGGTTTTCATTGGCTTTGCTTGGTGAGCCTCTTTTTCAGAATAAGATGGAAGCTTGGATGCATGGCCCTGTTGTCCCTGAGCTTTATCGCCGTTATAAACAATATGGTAATGGCGCTATCCCTTCTCCAGAGTCTTTTGATGCTGAAAAATTCAGCGAAGAACAGCTAGAGCTATTAGAAGAAGTCTGGGATGTTTTTGGGCAATTTTCTGCCTGGAAACTGAGGAACATGACACACGAAGAGTCACCATGGAGATCAAACTATATTGAGGGCGTTGGTGGTTCTGAAATTAGCTCTAAGGAGATGGCAGAGTACTTTGCAACTCGGATTAACTAACGAGATGGCAAGAAAATCTAAAAGGATAATCCCCCCTGCTGAATCTACAGGTAAGTTAAAGTTAGGGCCGCAGTCAGGGGGAAATTCAGATCAAAAGAAACCTAAATTTTCATTCTGTTACATCCAAAGCTCTCACTGCATAACGAAATGCCAAAAAGATGAGAAAGCTGGTTTAGCTGATAAATTATACAGATTAAGTCAACTAACATGGGCAGAGATTAAGCAGCAGGGTAGACATAAGCTTGGATTTGAGAAGATTGCAAGGGGCGCAATTAAATCTGGTATCCCCGGTCATATAACGGAAGACGTAGATCACTTCTTGGCTTTTAGATTTGATGATTTGAAAGCCATGGTTGGTTATCGTCTCGGATCGACATTTTTTGTGATATGGCTTGATAGAGAGTTCAACCTATACAAGCACTAATAAAACCCACCATCAGGTGGGTTTTTTGTACAAATCCTTCAGCGTATCAAACACCATTTTCTTAACAAGTTCGGACTGCTCATCAGCAATGCGCTCTGCTTCGTCGCGATAACCTGATACTGGAGATGGTTTAGATATAGCTTCGGTAACTATCTGAACTAATTCAGCATTCAGTGAGCGGCCATTCGATTTAGCTCTCTGTTTCAGCTTTTCCTTTAATTCGTAAGGTAGCCGCAGATTAAATTGCGGGTCATCTCTTCCCATTTCTGATGCCTCACTTTTGTAAGTGGATCGGCATCATATGATCTGCTGGTTATATCCACAATAAGACCACTGTGGTCTTAATGACGCATTGCCGTAGCCACGCTGCGGCGATTCCTTGCATCTGGAGCACATTAAATGACAGATATCACTGCAAACGTAGTTGTTTCTAACCCTCGTCCCATCTTCACTGAATCCCGTTCGTTTAAAGCTGTTGCGAATGGGAAAAGTTACATTGGTCAGATTGATACAGATCCGGTTAATCCTGCCAATCAGATACCCGTATACATTGAAAATGAGGATGGCTCTCACGTCCAGATTACTCAGCCGCTAATTATCAACGCAGCCGGTAAAATCGTATACAACGGCCAACTGGTGAAAGTTGTCACCGTTAAGGGTCATAGCATGGCTATCTATGATGCCTATGGTTATCAGGTTGACTATATTGCTAACGTATTGAAGTATGACCCAGATCAGCTTGAATACAGGCTGAGCCAACCAGACGGTTATCTTTTGGTTGGTGGACTGGCCGAGCATTATAACCTTCCGGCTAAATTTGTCGTCGTCGACAACGAGCCATATAACGGAGATCTAAAATCAGCACTTTCTGAGGCTGAAGCCGGTACTGTGTTTTGGCTTGGTAAAAAAACATACAACATTACCGGCCTGTACGGAACTGGCAGGAACACAGTTGAAAATATCTCTATTGTTGGCACTGGGATGCCTCAGTTATCTGATGATAAAACCAGATTTATCGATGGAACTGGGACAGTTATTCAAGGGGCGGTAAAGAATCAAGCGAGAGGGTTTAAAACCTTCAACCTTGGGATCGATGTTGGTGCTTATGTATCTCAGAATGTGTATACAACGGAAACTTACGAGGACGCTCTTGCGCACCATGGTGTTGGTTCCAACGCCAATATAGAAATTGACAATGTCAAGACGCTGAGCTCAGTTAACGTTGCCAGTAAGCCAGGAACTCACAGCATTCTGCTTGAACAATTATCCGGTGTAACTTTGGGTTATGTTGAGTGTATTGGTGGGTTCCACGGTCTGACAATAAAATGCCAAAACCTGCAAGGTGGTCGCGCTCACTGCTATGGTCAGTACGGTGATGCTTTCATCATTAAATCAGATTCTGGTGGCGCATGTGCAGACATACACATGGAGAGAATTACTGTAGGTCTTTATGATAACTCCAGATGGCCAGATGTAACGCTTGGTGGCATTTATGATGCTCACGATAACGTAACAATAGACAAAATTACTATTGGTGAGTTAATTGTGCAGAACGCGTCATGGGGATTTATACCATCTGATGCCAATACCGGTTTCATAACAAACGTCAGCATTGGTAGATACTCTGCATTCAATGTCTATGGGAACTATTATTCATTAACCATTGATAATAAATGTGTTGGTTGGACTATTGGTGAGCACAGAATTAGCAATGCATCTGGCGGCATTCGTGTTCACCCGGACTCTGCAGAAATCAATATTGGAACCGGATCCTCAAAGGCGAATACTGAGAGTGGTTATGCGTTGGGAGGCAACAGTTTAAGTCACGGCGTGCTCTTTGCTAATGAGAATGGGAAGGCTGGAGTTGATTACCTCGGTGGTATTGGTTTTGATGCCTCTCTTGTCCGTGGTTATGTTAACGGAACGGTTCTTGTTTCAGGATATCCAGGCGTAAAAGATGGTAATCCTGTAAATGGGTGGGCTGATACTGGTGATTTTGACATGATGCTAACCGGCAAGACTGTGCAGATCACAGGTTCACTGACTCGCGGAACAGCTGCGGTTGCGTATAACACTATCGCTGCGTGCAGGCCTTTGAAGTGAGTGCCTGTCCCGGCATGGGGTGTTAGCGCGACAAGCGCTATGATCCCAGTTGAGTGTTATATTGAAACTAACGGTCAATTAAACGTAGCTGGGTTCGCCTCGATACCAGCTGGTGGAACTGTATATTTTTCTGGACAATACCTAACAAAGTAAAGTTAGACATAATTGAGGCACACAAAGCTTTGCATCGGATTGCAAGGTTTTGTGCTGCTTTCCTATGATACCTTCTCATCGAGCCAGTCCGCCCACCACTGCATCATTTCCCGGCGTGTATCTAGATAAGCTGCGTGGTTGTAAACTGAGCACGTCCCGCCTCTTACGTGTGCCAACTACATATCTAACGCGTCTTTGTTACAATTCTTCTAGTTGAGTATGGTACTTCCTTCCAACGTCATGAGATGCTGGTATTTTGATGATGGAGTGATGATGATAAAACATCATTAACTGAGTGGATTGAGTATATCAAGAAGCTACATAACATAGACCCAACTTCATCATCTGTATCCTGGCCTGATGCCCCACAATAAATTGACACTTCGTCCATTTTAAGGTGATGATCTGTAATTATTTGCTTGTTGAGTGGTTACGGATGAACAGAAGAGATTTCCTAAGTCTTTCGGCATTTTCCATGAGTGGTTTACTGGGGTCAAAAATGGCGTTTGCAAATGATATCCTTGTTGCTCCTTCTTTAACCATAGTAGATAACCCTCCTTACAACGGGGATCTCAGGCAAGCGCTACAGGAAACTACGCCTGGAAGCGTCCTGGTTCTTGGCAAATCGAAGCCTTATGACCTTACTGGATACTTTGTTTCTCCCACGCATACAGATGGGGAGCCCGTAACCAACACAATAGAAAACCTGACCATTATAGGGATGGGGATGCCAAGGCTTGCAGATGATAAATCGCACTTCATTCCTGGGTCAGGAACTATAATACTTGGTCTTATTATGAATAAGGCCAAAGGATTTCATATAGAAAACCTTGGAATTGATTGCGGTAATTATGTCTCTCAGAATGTATTCCCCAATGTCACCTATGAAGATTGCCTTCATATTTATGAAGCTGGTGACAATTCAAATATCTTCGTTAACAATATCAAGACGCTTAATTCTCTTGGGGTTTCTTCAAAGCCAGGGACTCATAGCATTCTGATTGAAAGAACCGGTGACGTTTACAAAGGATATGTAGAGTGCATAGGCGGGTTTCATGGCCTAACTCTAAAAGGGTGGAATATCACCGGGGGATGGTCTCACTGCTATGCTCAATATGGTGATGGGTTTATTCTTAAATCTGATTCAGGGACTAAATGCAGGGATATTCATCTTGATGGAATCAAAGTTGGTCTTATTGATAACACAGGATGGCCTGACATATCTATGGGGGGGATTTACGACCCGCATGACGGGCAGACTATTGACAGGGTGACCATAGGAGAACTCGCAATTCAGGGTGCCGCTTGGGGTCTGGTGGCAGCATCATCTAGTGATGGATATACTACTAACATCAACATCGGCATATTCTCTGCCATTGAGGTTTATGGGAATTACTACGCACTTGAAATAAATGATAAGTGCGTAGGGTGGAGTCTTGGACAGCATGCGATTTCCGCAGCATCTGGAGGTATAAGAGTTAATAAAAATGCAGCTTATATTGATATAGGTCACGGATACTCAAAGAACAATACAAGAAGCGGATATTCTCTTGGTGGCAACACTTTAAGTCATGGAAGGCTTTTAACTAATGAAAATGGTGAATATGGCGTTGAATATACTGGCGGTTATGGCTTTAACAAAGATGAAGTTATAGCATATGTCAATGGACTAGGAAGCTTTAATGATTTGCCATCAGCTATTCAGGGCAATCCAATAAATGGGTGGGCTAAAGACAAAAACTTTAAAGCTATAGTTTGCGGTCATCGCGTATTCATTAGCGGACGATTGAGAAAAGGAACGGCTTCACCTGCATTTTCTATTCCTGCTGCATTACTACCCAAAGAGGATGTGCCTGTGCATGGTGTAGGGGTAAATCTAGGTGTTAATGCTATCCCCGTGCAGGCTTGGGTTAGATCTTCAAACTCACCAACTAACCCAGGTATGTTCGATGTTTGGGGGTTTGCATCAACGGATTCATACGTAGATTTCAACAGTTCATATGACATTGCCTGAACATACATTTTAGCCCGGACCTGTTCCGGCCCCCCCTCATTACTGCAACACTCAACTTCCATCCTAAAATTTACAATCAAAGCAACCTATTAACTGTTAAGGTTAATCGATGGCCTGGATGGCGCGCCCATGACATCGGTACTTTATCATTTCCCTGCTTAAAAAAACTGTATGCATAAGCAGTAATTGAGGTGTTCATTATGGGATTCCCGAGTCCAGCGCAAGATTACGTTTAGCTGCGCATATCTCTCGAGCAGTGCATCATATCGAGGCCAGCGGCTACATACTTCATGAGATCCGGAGCGACACACTACCGCGAGGCATCATTAGCGGTGCTCTGCCTGTCGTTGATGCCTCACTAAAGGCATGTGATTGTTCGTTGCTGGTTTGCAGAATGGATGGAGAAATGAGGACAAGCGATACTGCAATCATCACTGAGAGGTCTGGTGAGTTTTATGATTTCTCGGTGACGTGAGACAAAAATGGGACGTAAAGGCTTTTATATGCCTTTCGACCAATTTCTATCTTTTTCGAAGATGGGACGTGTGAGCGCAGGTGTGACGTGGTATGTTGTTGACTTAAAAGGTGGTTCTAGGAACTTCTAAGCCGTGGGTCGCAGGTTCGAATCCTGCAGGGCGCGCCATCTAAAAATCAACAAATTACATTTCTTTTATTTTCTCTGCTCTTTCATTGTGGGGAAGCTGGGACACAATCGTTCAATATTACGCCTATTTGCTTAGCGTGTTCGGTTAAATTTATGCATACCTATTGACTGACTTGGCGGAATCTTTACATGATGTTTACAGACAGCCTGTGTGAATCCAGTTAGTAGCGATAGGTTTGGTAACTTGAAGAAATACACAGGCATCATCAAGTGTGAGGCTGTGTGATTCCGGGGGCATCTGGCTCAGCTTTTTGATTCTCTAGCGAGTTGTTGGTGCTACATTCCTGCGTGTCTCCATTTCAGACTTTAACAGCGCAACGAGGGAGTCCGATTTACTGAGGGCATCTTTGAATTCCGGAACTCATTTTGACGTTTTTCGGATGTATCCCTGATTCTGGAGACTGCTGAACAAGCCAGACACATCTGCGGAAGCCTGCTGGATCATATGGCGTGTCAAAGCCGTCACCATTAATATTCTTTTTCAGATCACACGCAATAGAAGTAAGAGTAGCACTGGTGATGCTGACATTTCCTGCGATTAGCATTTCAAAACCTTCATTGCCAAAGCCGACATTTATTGCCTCTAATAAAAAACGCCATCAAGTGGCTTGGTGTTTTTTCGCCTCTTCTATTGAGAACGACTACGTGTCGAAAACAGATGCAATATCGTAATCGCTGGTCTCCTCTCTTAATGTGGTAACATCTTGTTCAGTAGGCGGCATGAAAGTTATCGGCGCTCGCCAGACATAATCGACGGCAACTACTGGTACGGTACTTCTCGGGGCGTTCGACGCCAGGCAATTATATAAGATTGGTACCATGTATGTTCAATCTGAAGGTGCTACTATAGTAGGGGTTACAGCATGCTCTTCGCCATCTAATTCATAGCGCTGGTGTGGAATAACTATTCCGATTTTCGGAACATTTCAACCAAAACCCGCTTAACAGCATGAGTTTTCTATAGACAAAAAGCGCCTGTATTAGTTACTGACGCTTTTCCATGACTTTATTATTTTATATGCTGAAGTGAGTATGACTCAAAACATACATTTGAATCTTTTTGAGCGAATAACTGTATTTCTGCAGATGGCATATCTTCGTTTATTTCGAAAATATAAGAACCATTTTTATATTTATTCTCAGACATCTTGATTTTTTTTCCTGTTATATAAGAAAAAATTAATGCTTCATACTGATCGCCATGTGCATTAATTTTTAAAGAATACCACCCACGACCAAGAGTCTTATAGGGCCCATATGCAACCATGCCTTGTACGCCAGCATTGCATATTTGATTATTGTCCCCAACCTTGAAGTCACTTTTTACTACATTGGCACTTCCTTCTATATCGCCATCATAAATATTAATAGAATGACTGTAAACCAGGATGGGGGAATCCCACACCATATATGTTAATTCTGGTTTGCCATATAATTCTTCTATGACTTTTTTTTGTTGGTCATTATCAACAATGAAAAAGTTATTTCCATTGTTAAAATATGATATTTTTGTTAACCAAAAAGATGGCAAAACTTTTTTATTTTCTATGTCGATGTTAACAGGGGCTATATTGAATTTCTTTTCCACACTCACCGCTGCCGCATTCCAGAATGTTGCATATCCATTAGATAAGTTGTGTTGAGTCAAAAAATTAGATATAAGCCTATATTTTGATGTGGTTCTGTCATTGCGAAATAAGAAATCAGGCTGATTTACATATATTAATGAATAAGCAGAAATTGAAATTGAAAAAAACCATAAAACTATATTTGATATCTTTGGTACATTCGCATTTCGACATAAGAAAATTGAACCAAAAATAATGACAGGAATTAAATATCTTGTTGTACCCTCATCCACTGGTTTATCGCTTAAGGCATATGCAGGAATCATAATAAGAGATGCTATCAATAGCGCGGCGTCAACGAGACTAAACTTTCTTATTTTTATAAGCGAAGAAATTAAAAGTATAAAAAATATAACTAATGATGTGAATTTTAAAGAAGAGAATATTCCTTCAGGTGAACTGATTATTTTACTAAAAAAATCAGCGTTGAATAATATCAAAAGCCCTTTAAAAAGTAGCGAGATGTTAAAAGTTAACTTGTCATAACTAACAAATGTAGGCGAACCAACCCCTGGCAAATAAAAAAAATCAGCCGAGTTAGTAAAATGTAAGATTAACTTGAATAAAAAATACGAAAAAACCAAAGACGAAAATATTACAAATTTATCTTTTGCATTTTCATTGGCTATAAAACAGCTCAATGCAATTGGCAAAAAAAATAAATATATTGTTATATCATCGCTAAATATCGTTAAAGATGCGATTATTGATGATAGAAATAAATATAATCTATTTCTTCTGCGACAATAAAAATCAATTAATATATATGAAACAACGATATAAGTATATGTAGGGACATGGATTATCGCTACAGAAAGCATGTAACTGACAGCAGCACCAGGGAAAGCAAGGAACAGTAGCAAAGCCCATGCTTTTTTGTAGCCAGAAATTGTTCCCAGTGCATAGCATGAAGCGAACAGGCTACCAGCCATTAATCCAGGTATAACGTATGTTATCCATTCAGAATAACCAAAAAGCTTTATAGCAAGAGCAAACCAGACTAAGTCAGTAAAATAGAAAGTTACTGTAGATAAGTACCATCCTTTTAGTGTTATGTTTCCGTTTGCAATGTCAGCAGCCTCTAAAATACCACTCAT